GTCCGAGGGCAACAGTGGTATTGTGAAGATTGATAGCTTGCCCACCGGCTGCATAGATATCTGTTGTTACTGGAGCACCAGATCCAATAATCAGCTGATTTGCCGTATTCAACCCAATCAATGGATGGTTAGTACCACCAACATCCCGAGCGTATAAGTATGTATTGTTTGGGATAACCACATTGCCATTAACCCAAGCGGAGTATCCAGCAGGGACGTCAAGATAGATATGACCACCACCGGCAATGTGTGTACTATTGTCACTAAGCAATCCGATAAGAGGTCGTATCGTGTTACCAGTATCCTTACCGGCGTAACTAATATTGTTATTGAGAACAGGTATACCATTCTGAAAGATGTATGTCGCTGAACCATCATTGATATAGATATTGTTATCACTACCCTTTAGGATAATACCACGTGCTTGACCGCCGGTATCCAGACTATAGTACCAAGTGTTATTTGCCAAGATTGTGCTAACACCTGTCACAAACGAAATATTACCAGTCATCGTGCCACCAGCTAGTGGCAAGTAAGCACCAAGGTTAGGCGCCGGTGGTATAACCTGAAAGATATACTTAGATAGAGCACTGTTAAAATTACCAATCCAAACGACATCGTTACCATCATCTGGGATGTACTGGATAAGCTGCTCACTAATCCAAAGACAGAGACTGTGAGCAACAAACGTACCTTGCCTGATTGCTTTATTATTGAAGTTCGATCGAGCAATACCAGGCAAGTTACCAGATATCCGCTGCGGATCATTGGCATAGGACGTTTGATCCTCAATGTTAGCGCCACCACCAGTTGCAAACGTAAGAAAATCTGTCCCTATAGTCCCCAAAGGAGTAGGTACAGGAGAATCCATCTCCATTTCTTCATCGGTGTTAGATGGAATATCGGTGTAAGTTGGAGTATCCCCTACATCGGTGTAAGTTGGAGTCTCCAAAGTAGAAGGTAGAGGAGGAGATCCCATCTCCATTTCTTCATCAGGATTAGTTGGGATATTATCACTCATTGGGTGCATCCCCATGTTTCATCTAGGGGTTAACTGATAAGCCAGGTGGCTGAAGAGTACCCCAAGCTCCGATTTCCCACCCATCCACAGAACCGCCGGTGGCATCAAAGCCAAAGAGTGGTGTGTTAGGCAGAGGTGACATTACATAATCTATTAACATAATACCTTCCGGTTTTAGATCCATTTGACCAGTCACAAATAAAGACTTCAAAACCATATCTGGTTCCGACTCCCATACTAGACCATACATCATGGTCATATTACCAAAATCTTGAATGACCACTTTTAAGCCAGTATAGTGAAACAACGTATCCCAGGCTTCATAAGCACCTGGTATTGACCCATTCCAATGATTGGCAATGATCGCAGCATATAACAGCAAACGGAAATGATAGTCATCAAGTCTCTGAAGTTTATTTGGGGCGTCAAATGGACCCATCCAGTTCGCCTGATTCCAACCAATTCCTTCTTCATCCCAACTAAAGAATGGTGTTGGTACTTCAATCCATCTAGATTTTCCAATCCATTCGCCTACAAAATCTTCCTGTTCCCCAACGGCATAGTCCAAATCAAATAGCCCAGGTAGCGAAGCAGAAATTAGCTGATCCTGAACATAAGGATCAACATTAAAACCAATTGTCTGCATGTACTTTGGCTTCTGATTATGTTCAGAAGTAATATAGTTCTGATAATGTTCAACCGGTTGTGTTGGGAATGGTGCTGGATAGGGTGGTAGAGGCTTTACTAACTCAGCGCCAATATCTATACCAAAGTATGCGGTAATCTCAATAGTTATTGTACTGCTGGTTAATGCGTACCATGGACCCGCAAATCCATAGGCACTTGTAGTAAAGCTTGTTGTACCACCCAATAGATGAAGAGCAAATTGACCAAAAGCATTAGCAGCAGTATTTGAAAGAATGTAACCAGACAGTAAAACAGGAAAATTACTACCGGAAGTGTTAATTTCAGCCGAAACTGTCGAAGTTACTACACCTGCAAGCCATATAGTCTGCGGGAAGGTACCAAAGAATTTAGCTGAAGTTGTTAAGGTTATCTGACCAGATAAATTTAACGAAGTTGGTATAAAGACCTGCGCTGAACTGGTTATAGAAATATTACCAGAAAGATATTCGTAAGCTGTTTCTAAAACACTAGCCGAAGTAGATATACTAATTTGACCAGACAGCCAAATCGAGAATATACCACCAGGAGTAGATGTACTGATTGTAGTAATTCGACCAGAAAGATCACCTATGCTTTGACCATGAATATTAGCAGAGGCAGTAGCCTTGATCCGACCAGATAGTAGACCAGTAATAGAGGGGAGAACACTAACTGAACTTGTTGTAGTGATTATACCACCAATTAGAGGAAATACAGGTGGTACACCAAACCACGATTTTATTGAAGTAGAAATTCGACCATATAGATAAGGACCAGGACCAGCAAGAAGTTCAGCTGATACTGAAGTAGTAATCCGGCCGTATAAATTAGGACCAGGAAATAGAGCAGTAGCCAGTACCGAAGTAGTAATCGTACCGGATAAATTGGGACCCACACCAGATAGGAACCCCGAAAACCCAGTAGTTGAAACTATTGTACCATACACAGGTACAGGTGAAGTGGCTAGAACATTAGCCGAGGCAGTTATACTTATCTGACTGGATATATAGAAAGGATAAAGAGCAAAAGCTCTAGCTGAGCTCGTTACACCAACCAGACCAGATAAGACTAATGGATTTACCGGAGGAAGTTGACCAGACGTCATTATAGAAATCTGGCCAGATACAAATACTATAGAAGTAGGAGCTCTGATAGAGGTTGTTATAGAAATCTGGCCAGATACTAATACTACAGAGGTTGGAGCACGAGCTGAAGTCGTTGCAGTGATTCGGCCAGATAAGTATAGAAAGTTAGTGTAGGGAACCCTACCTGAGGTCGTTATAGTGATCTGGCCGAAGACGTTTGAGACAGCCCGACCAGACCCCTCCAATACAGAGTTGGGAGCTCTGCCTGAGATTGCTACAGTAATCTGGCCTGAGAGATCCATTATAGATCAGATTAGGCGGCAGTGATAACCAAAGAGCTCGCTGGGAACGTCGGCTGCACACCAGAGATGATGTGTTGTGATGCAACCTTGCGCACCATGCCATTACCAGAGGTATTGGTATTCACTGCCTGTCCACCATTGGTCACCGAGAAACTATCGGTCAATGGATTGGTGACAAGAAGTGCCCCGGTAAGACTGCTCTGAAGGAAGGTCGGTGAACTACCACCATACTCTGTTGAGAATACAACAGTATCCCCAACAAGATAACCATGCCTGGAAGCCTGTAGTAGAGCAGGCGAGGCTGCAGTGACCTCTGTTGGTTGCCAGGAATAGCTACCAAAGAAATCCCAGGCAAGTAAGTTACCAGCAGACACGGCATCATAGAGACCAAAAGCGACAACTGTTCCCCAATCTGCCGTCGAGATGGCAAAGGTTAACGGAGTCGCGTTCGAAATAGTACTCGGTGAAGACCCGGATGCAACATTCCAAGACGCACCTGTAGTCGGGACACGGGCATAAGCACCACCCGCGCACTCGGTAAATCCGGTACCAGCATCCAGACCAGCAACGGTAAATAAAGCGATGTAAGTAGTCGGAAGCGGGTAGATCGCTGTCTTACCCACAACATGTGCAAGCAGTCCTTGAGCCGTACGATCAGTTAAACCACTCATTTGTTCTCTCCTCTAGGAAGGATTGACAGCTACAGTTACTGTAGCAACACTTGCAGTCGCCGCTTCGATATAAGAGACAGTCACATCCGCCGCAGCAAGAGCGTTACCGTCTCTAGACTGAGAGACTGTAAGAACGTCGTAAGTAAGACCGTCAGGCTCAGCTACCTGAGTTGCAGCAACAACCTTCGAAATATAAGAATCGTACCCGATAGGCAATGAGGTAATAAATGCGATTACGCTATCGATAATTTCTGTTTCAATCGTTGCGGTAAAGCCAGGAAGAGCATTAACCAGAATATGAACCGTAATAGGTACTATAACCAATTCAAAGAAGTTAATGTAAGCAGGTACACCACGACTATCCAAAACCAGAATATTCGTAGTACCAAAGGTTGGACTACCCGGAGTCTTTCTTAGTGCAATTGCATTGGCTATCTGGTTAATATCCCCACCTTCAACTACCAATGCCATTGAATATGCAGGTAAGCCATTTCTATCTGGTACAGGTGTCGGATTTTCATAAACCATAACGCGAACAACATCCGGTAGTTCTTCAACTGCACCTTGAATCCCTAAAACCACTGTTTGTGATGGATTTGCAACCGATATTGTTTGCCTTCTCCTTAATGCTGCGTCTGTCTCAACAGGTTGCCCAGGAACAGCGGCAATAGTATTGATGACTGTTTGCCAACCCGGTATCGGTAACACAATTTGTGTAAGTGTACCAACATCAGCAGTAATTGCACCTATAGCAGTAGAAGTTGCTGTTACATCAATTAAACCTTCAGGTGGAATAGTCACATCAGGTGGCAGTTGCCATACCGTACCAAGGCTTAGATTATCCCCCACAAGTCCTCCACCAATCTGTCGTCCGGCTACACCAATACATTGCAGCACTACAGTACTAAAACTTGCCCTCTGACGTCTGATACCATTAATCTTAACAACGCTGGATAGTCCAACACCCTGCGCGTAGGTAGGACTATAGGACAGATAGGCAGCAACCATAGTTTGATTAGCATCATGGATTGCCGATGCCGTAACTGCAAGCCACTGTCCATCCTGTGTGTCAGGATCTAGATTAACATCATTACCATAAATCAGCTGATATTGTTGTTGCAAATACAAAAGCACATCAGTGTAAAGAGGTACACTAATACCATTCGAATCAATAGTTGCAACTGGAGCGGGCATTTAACGAATCCTTGTTGATGGCTGAGGCAAGGATCTATAAACAGGAGGTGGTGGACGCGTTGATTGAGCAATTGGGACGCCAAACTGAATAACAGGTGGTGCACCTAATGTTTGAGAGATAATAAGCGAAACAGGACTACCATAGACTGTATCAATTACCGCACCAACTGAAAACGAACGCGAGTTGGCATTAAATGCACTACCATAATTGCTTACTGTCATAACTCCATTAGTTGTAATGATTCTCTCACGAATAGCTGCATCTCGCGAGAACTGTGTATGTTCAGCCAGTATTCTACCCTGTCGAACAACGGACTGGTTCAACGGGAACCCACCCCAAGGGGTTCCCGCAGTGGTATCTAAATACCACTCACCAGCAAACAGAAGCAGCCGAGTCTTGACGGATTGACCAACCGCTTCTG